GAACCCACAACAATTGCTGGGTAAGAGGTTGGTACCAGTATTTGGTGATTTGTCTGCATTAGGCAGCAATGTGTCTCAAGTAAGAGGCGTACCGTTAAACAAACCAGTAACACAACAGGCTGGCCGGCGTTATTCGCTCATTAAGTCTAATGTTGATGAACATATTGCTTACGCCTCTGAACCGTCAGCTGCTGCCAGCAAAATAGCCAACTTAAATAAATTCCCTGATGATGATGTGTTGGGGGTATTTCTTGCGGGAGCGCCTAGGTCTGTAGACTTTAGCCACCATATGGCTCAAGGTCTGGTGCGCCAACTAGACACGCTGCGCCCATCAAAAGATGCTATTAAAGAGTTTGATACTGCAATTAAAAATTATGTTGTGATGAAACAAACGCCAGAGGGTAAAAAAGTACCGACCCAGCCGTTTAAGAATTTTGCAGGTATTACCTCGCCAAACATTGAAGAAATGATGGTTTCTAAGACCAGTAAGGACTTTACGCCAGGGCAGCTGCGTACCGCCATTTCAGAAGAAATGTCTAAGTATAAGTTCCAAAAACTTGGTTTTCCTAATTATGAGGATTTATCTAAGGTAATGTTAGAGCCTGGTCTCAAGAAAGGCTATGTTGGCCAGACCATATTTGAGGCTATTCCTGGGCGGGGTATCCAAACCCCATCTTATTACCATCAATCCTATTCTGCGGGCATTCCAGGGCGTTATGTTGGTGGCCTGCAAAACAAGCAAACCGGAGAACTTGGAGCGCCAGCAGAGTTGCTATTCCCCAAACTGTTTGCCGAAAAACGGGCTAGAGGCGCAACCGATGAAAATATCCTAGCATCCATGCGGATGTCTCACCAAGGGGAAAAGTTTACTGAAGAGTCTCTGGACCCTCTAATGCAGTTTCTGAGGTATTGAGTTGAGAATAAACAAACCTCAATTCTTGGCACAATTCGGTCACGATTTAGGATATGGCGTTAAACCGCTCCTCATTGGTCATGGCAAGATATTCTGGTGCGTTGCGTACATAAGCGTCACCTGTTTCTACATTAACGCCACAATAAAAGACTATCCGTTTCATAAATGCCTTTCTTTTAACAGTTTCTCAATATATTCGAATGCATCCTTATGTTTTTGTTCTAAACCCACTATTCGTTAGCTACGAGCGTCAAATAGAGCGTGTTTGTTGTTGACGAAATAGCCTTAATAAAAAAGTTGGGTCTTGGGCAATCAATAATTATTGGCAAAAACATACTTGGGGCCAAGATAAATGATCCGCTGCCACCCGTTGACGCAATCGCTGGTGTAGCCATATTGGAATCCGTTGTGCCAAAAGTAATGGCCGCTGTACCCGTTCCAGTATTTAGGATGGCCACGCGAAATGCCAGGGTTGGCGTATCTGGGATTAGTTGCAAAGCGGATGATGCGGAAGTAGTAAGGTCCAACCGATAAGTTGGGGAAAGAATCTTTAAAGAGTCCATGATTATCCTCGTAATAGAGATGTTTAAATTATCCTATGTTTTTAGGTTTTTACACCATAAAAACAAAAAAAAGGCCACCTCTTTTGGAGAATGGCCTTTTCAGGTCTCATGCGATATTAGGTCGCAATAAGGCCTTTGTTACGCAACGCAACCAAAATGCTATTAACTGCGGTAGCAATTTCTGTACCAGTAGCGCTATTACCAATGTTGGTAATTGCAGCTGCCTGGATAACAGGGGTTGAGCCATGAAACGCCAATTTGTCTGCTGCGGCACCGGCGATTTGTATGCCGTCTGTTGAGTCACCGTTAAACAGAAAATTGGTTGTTTGGGTACTTGCTGGTCCTGGGTTTGCCATGATTAAGTTCCTTTCCTATTAAGCTGCTACGCGGCAGGCGAGTTCAGGGTAAAGCGGAGCCCAGCCGTATAGAACATCTAAACGGGTTGGGATGGAGTCGTTGTTAATGGTGTATTGACGCACCACACGAATCGACAAACCATTGTCCTTATCGCTTGCACGGCCTGCAAAATGTACGCCGTCTGGCAATTGGAGGTCGGCAGTAGCCAGGGTAAACGCGTTACGATGGAATACCAAGTTCTGTGGGCTGACAATACCGGTCTTATTGAACGGTGTGACAACTGCAGTTGACGAGGTAGACAATACGCTCACATTCTGGAACTGGCCAGCAGTAATAATCGCTGGGGAAACAGTTACAGATGCTGTACCGCCGGAAGTGATGGTTGTATCGGCAGTAACTACAAAGTTACGCAATACATTACCACCGTATGGCTGGCGGTTCTGTGGGTTGACTGCGAATACACCAGCAATCTGAATCGTATCGCCTTGCTTCAAGTTGGCGTTAGCGGTTGCAGCTGCAATGGTAATAGTCGAGGTCTGAGCCCAGCCAGTTGTCAACGAACCAGTAAATGTTGCGGTGTTGGTAGACAATGTGGCGGTTGAGTAAGAACCATAAGTATGGGACACGATGTTTTGGTCCATATACCAGTTCATACCGATAGTGTCGCGACCCATCATTCCCTTTTCGTACTGACCAGAGATAGTGCCTTGTGGGTTAAAGAGACCTTTTAAGGAGCCAACAATTGAGGCACCTGTAAAGGGATCAACCACGCAAGAACGCTTGCCATCACGGGGCGAACCTTCGCCGTCCAAATAAGCCTGGGCGGTTAGGAATGTTGCGATGTCAGATGGAACTACACCAGCTGTACCAACGGTATTAGCGGTGTTATCTACTGCCATTGTGGTGCCGTCAAAGTCAATTTTGTTGGCGATAGCAGCAATAGCTGGCTTCAATACACGGTCAGAGAACATATCTAACGATAAGGTCAAATCTTGTGTTGTGAACTGTGTATCCACATGGAATTGAGTGCTGAGGGTTACAGGTGATGAGGTCTCGTTAAAGTCCTCAACATTTAGCGCTGGGCCGGTTGTACCGATGAAACGACCAGGACGGCGTACATTGACTGTGTTACCAATCTTTGCACCGATAACCGCAAATTGGTCATCATAGTTACGGTCTACACGACCAGTAAAGGTCAAACTGTTTTCCAAGACCATCAACGCCTCGTTGGTGATCATGGAGATGGTTAGCAAGTTATTTGCCATGATAATTCTCCAAATTAATTTTAAAGTTATCCGTCATCTAATCTTCCCAGAGGCCCTTGCAGCTTTCCATTGCTGGTAGGTACCATGAAACTTACGGTCGGAATCCAAAGCAATATCGCTAGGATTACCACCGGCTTTCAATGGGTTAATCGGTGCCGGAGCATTTGACTTCTTCGCAACAGGTTCTTTTACGCTCGGTTTAGTTGGCTCTGATTTCTCAAATTTAGCCTCTAAACGCCCGATGGCACGGAGTTGTGAAGTGATGGATTTATCCGCCAATTCACGAGCGAACTCTGGATTTTCGGCTAAGTAATATAGGATTTGTGGGCCTACATCACTCTCAATAATTGCATCGGTGACCGGTTGTGACACCGAGACATCGCTTGACGCAATCATTTCCTCATAATCCGGCAAATCTTGCTTTGCATTGTCTAACCGCTCTTGGAACTTCTGCCGCATACGCGACTGTTCTTCTTCGGCTTTACGAGCAAGTTCTGCTTGATCCCGCTCCCGCATCTTTCGATCAGTAGTCCACTCGGCCAGAGCCTCAGCATACTCTAGGGCATCATTAAATTGCGATGGGTCTGGTTTAGGGTCTGGTTCTTCCGATTTCGGCGGATTAACCTTAGCTTCCATGTCCCTCAATCGCGCTTCAAGAGCCTCACGAGCCGTACGCTCACGATCCGCTTCTTGGCGGGCCGCTTCGCGCTGCTTGGTCAGTTCCGAAAACCGCTTTTCAAGTTTCGGGTTGTGCTTCTTTTCACCTGCAGCAGCCTCTGTTTCTGCCTCTGGTTCACTCCGCTCTTGCTCAACAACCGGCTCCGCTTCTGCGGCCTCAGTTGGAGTTTCCTGAGTGGCTAAACCAAGTTTTTGTGCATTAAACTCAGCTAAATTCTCATTTGTTACCAGGTTCGCAGCTTGTTTCCTTACTGGTTCCTGTACTACTTCTGCATCGGACATGGATTAACTCCAAGAATAAACCCGATGAACCCATCGGTAGGTTAAATCTATTAGAAACTGTTTTTCGATAGTTGTCAACGAGGTCCCATTGGTACGCCAGGGATTGCAGGTTGTTCTAACGGCTGCGGTTGCATCTCTTGTGCTGCAAACTGAGCCGCCAACTGGTCATCCATAGCGGGGTTAGTCATAGGTTGCTGGGCAATTGCCATTTCCTGCTGCAAGAATGGTGACTCATTCATATTGACTTCGCTCTCAGCAAACGAGGCCACTTGGCCTTGTTCCGCATCTCTGCGGGACATTTCTTGCTGCAGGGCGCGTGAGTCCATGCCCTTTAGTAACAGTTTGGTAATAGCATCTAACTCAGTCCGGTTTTGGTCGGTAATTGACTTCATATTGGTCTGGTTGACTTTTGCCTCATTAATGGTCTCGGTGTTGTACGCCCTAGAGGTTACATCCATGAGTTTGCGCTTGGTCTGGCCTTCTTCTTTCATCTTCTGCACATCGGTCTGGTGCTGTAGGTTCAAGGTTAGGGCTGCAATCTGTTGCTGCAGGTCGGCAACCATCTTTTGGCTGGCCATCAACTGCATTTGGACCTGTGGCGGAATGTCCGATTTTTCGTCAATCTTAGCCAATGGGTTCATCGCAGCTAGGCGGTCAGCAATCACATCTGCGCCTGGGAAGTCCATGTTGCGGAACACCAGGTCACCGGCAGCTTGGAATAGTTCAGGGTTAGCCTGTAGGAGCGGAACCATAGACTCGACTGCCTCCTGGCGCTTGGATTGATAGCCTGGGCCAGTATCCATGTAAACATCGTATTCGCCCACGGTTACATCGTTCAGTATCTTTTCTGTACCGCTTTCGTCTACGGCGCGCTGGTTAATGGTTACCATTTCGGGCTGGTTATCGTAGCCAATAATCCGCATGACACGCTCTTTGTCATAAATCTTAGGGATTAGGTCTAGGATTACGCGCCCAGTTTGCTTGAGGGAACGGGTCAGATTGTCGTAATAATGGAAGTTCGACATATCAATCTGCATCTGCTGGCCACGAATTGCCTTACCAGATTGATTGCCTTGGGCCATCATATTTGGGTCAAATATCCCAACTACGGTCTGCAGGTCATTGTTGATAGCGCTTGTAGCCTCAACGATTCCGGCAGCTGGTGGCTCTGGTTGCAGTCTTGTTGGCTGGGGCGCGGGTTGTCCCTCAATGTCTTTTTGCTTGTAACGCAATACAGGCGTGGCTTTGATGTTAGCCAGGTTCCATTCATTCTCATGGCCTTCATCTTGGCCTTCTGCCAATAGCCATTTAGCCTTGGGCGCGAGAGCCACCGACTCGGTCAGAGCGGTACGCCAGTAGTTGTACATCCGCTGCGGGTCTTTAGCCATGCGCACAAT